TTTGTGCTTGGGTGAGGGTGACGGGCTTGAAGATCATTCGGTTTTACTCCTGGAGTAGGGTGACAACCAGTTCGATAAATTCGTCATCGCCTATGTCGATATCCTTTTCGGCTTCGGCATAGGCCATCTCGCGAGCGGTGTTCTCGTCGGGTGCGGTGAATACGTTCGTCCATTCCTTGAGGATGCGTATGGTGATGCGATAGCGGGGCATTGGGGTTTACTCCTGGAGTATGTGCGGTGGATCATTAATCGCCAGCCATTCCACTTGCAGGGGCGACCAGCCCTGCCCGTAGCAATGACGGCATAGCAGCGTCACTTCGCCGGTAGTGAAATCCTCCTTGCCGTCGATCAGGTCGACGCGTATCCGCTGCCTGCATCCGTTGCAGCGCAGATAGACGCGCGAGGGTCCGGGCATGATCACAGCCCCCACGAGCGCAGCCGGTCGTTGATCGCGCGCGCCTTGGTCACCACGTCCTCGCGCAGACGCGTGTCCAGGCGGATATCCTTGGCGGTTATCCCGTCCAGCATGTTGCGGATATCCTCGGTGATCTCGGTGACACGCGGGTCATCGGCGCAGTTGAACCCCGGCAGCAGGGTTATCAGTTCGCGCACGCCCTCGATGGAGGTCTCCTTGAACCGTGTGTCGGGCTCGGCGAGCCGGTCGACGAGGTGCTCGACGCCCTCGCGCACCCGGCTCCACATGGCGTTCTGGGCGCCCTGGATGGCCGCCAGCTGGCGACGCTCGAGTGCCGCGCCCAGCTTGCCCAGCATCGCCTCGGGGAGGCCCTTGAAGGCGCTGGTGTCGGGGATAGGCTGGAAGTCGAACCTGAGACGGAACGCGGCTTCGAGTTCCTCGACGGTGGGATACTCGTCGGCGTTGGCGAGATCGCCCAGGTTGGATTGTGCTTGCTGTGCGAGAGCGGGATACACCGCGAGGAACTCGTCGCGCGCGGCGACGGCTGTGCGTTGCAGCCGGCCCATCTCCCGCATGTAGCGATCGAACAGCGCATTAGGTAACAGGCGCGGGCCGATGGCACGCTGCGCCGCCGGGTCCGAGACCCAGGGCAGGGTAAGAGTGTAGTGGGTGGTGCGCGCGACGGCGTAGGCGGCGCGAACCTCCCTGAGCTTGGTGTCACATCCCGCGAGCAGGTTCTTAAGATACCGGCCGGTGTTACCCACCGCGCCGGCGTCCTCCTTCACCTTGTCGCCGATGGCGCGATCGGTGCGCTCGCCCGACCATGTGCCCATCGAGAGATCCACGAGGATCGCGGTCTCACGTACCGCGTCGGCGAGATCCTGGGAGATCTGGGTAGATGTGTTGGTAGGGGTATCTGGCATGGTGGGGATATCCTGTTGGTTGTTACTACGGGAGTGAGGATAGTAGGGGAGAGCGAGGGTGGGCGCGACCAACCTTAGACATTTAACTTCTTAGGCCTGACTGTCTTTGCCCATGCCGGCGTCCAATGAACGGGGAACACACCCCTCGAGGGAGACGGTCGGTTAGGGAGGTTGGTCATGTCGCTATGCGCGCCCGTCATAGGGAAAGTGTCAGGCGCCCTCTATCCGGGGATAGGTGTTAGGTGTGCGACGCGATCAGCACATCCTTATTGGTGATCAGCCACTGGCTGAAGTCGCGGTTGTTCACCATCATGGCGGCGCGATCGGGCTGGTTGCTGATGGTGCGCACCGCGAGTGCCGCCATCTCGACGTTCATGCGACTGATGTAGCGCATGATCTGCTGGCCGTTCTTCGCGGTGAGATGGTGCGCCAGCATGAAGGCGGTCACCATCTGCACGTCGCGGCGTTCGTTGAGCTTGGCACGCATCGGGTCGCGCTCGATCTCGGCGATGTCCGGGATCTCGTCGGCGTACTTGATGTGCACGAAGAACTGCGCCGCTTCCGATCCGCCGATGAGGCCGGTGCATACCTCGCGAGCGATCGGATCGGTGGGCATGCGATCGGCGGTGACATCCTCCTTACTCCGGAGTGACTGGAGCGACTGGTCCATCATCATGAGCGTGCGCGGGGTACAGAAGGGTGCGTCGCCCGGCGGGACTTCATCGCGGAACACGAGATCCGGATGCTTGTTGGCGAAGCTGATCGTCATGTGATGCGGACGCTTGGCGGGCTCGAGGCGGTTCACCCAGTCGTTCCAGGTGTCCAGGTCGGGAGACACGTTTATCTCCATGCGCCGGTTGGTGATGAAGGGCAGCGAGCGCAGCACCCCCGAGCGATCGCTCAGGCGGTTACTGGCGGCGATCACGCGCCACCCCACGGGGAGCTGGTCGTTGCCGACGCGGCCGTTCAGCAGCAGCTCAGCGCTGGCTTTCTTCACGTCGTCTTCCCCCTGACCGAACTCGTCGAGGAACACGATACCGATGGTGGGGACAGGATGGTCCCAGGTGGTGGGTGTGGCGTAGGTGCCATCGGGATAGAACACCGTGGTATTGTGACGGACCGGATACCACGGCGGGATGGTGAACACGGTGACCGGGCGTATCGTGCCGTCGGTGGCCTTCTGCGGGATCATGAACCCGCGTACGTCGACCGAGAGCCACGTCGCGAGCATCTCGGTGACCAGCCCGACGGGCTGGTCGGTGGCGCGCGCGAGGTGCGAGCAGGAATCGAAGATGGTGGATGACTTGCCCAGGCCCGGACCCGAGCGCAGCTCGGCGGATATCGGGCGCTCGTTGCGCTCGATGGCGATGAGATGGGTGCGGATGAGCACGTCGAGAGCTTGGTTCAAATTCATAGGTATGTCTCCTTGGCTTGTGAGAGGTTAAGCACAGCGCGGCGCACTGTGGTTTTCTCTACTCCGGTCAGCTTGCTGATATCCGCTGCGGATCATTCGGTTGTCCTCAATGCCCGCCAGCATCCTTTGATGATGTATGTGCGGTATGCCATGGCGAGCGTCTTAGCGTAGGCGTACGCGTCCTCGGGGTTGGCGAATAGGCGACGGGTGGCGAGGGTGATGAAGCCCTCGAGGTCGAGCAGGGCGACGACGTATTCCTCACGCAGATCCTGATCGTTGTTCATGTAGTATTACTCCGGTAGTTAATCACACTCGATGGTGCGCGAAGCAGAGTTCATGTACGGATCGGAGCACACCTCGGTGCCATCCACCTCGACGGTCCAGCCATAGAGGTAGGATGCAGCCCAGGCAAAGGTGACGTGGCCGCCGACGAGGATGGACGCGGCGGTGATCATACCAAGCAGGAAATTGCGGGGCATAGGTTGGTTTCCTTTGTAACGACGGTGGTTGCAAGTGAAACTAGTAGAACCAGCGGAGATACGTGAGTAGCAGGGCGTCGAACGTGTAGATACAAAGCAGTAGACGCAGGGGGAGTTGTGGTCTCATGGGGTTTTGGTTTCCTTCGTAACTTTATCATAGAAGTTATGAATGTCATCATCGCCGGGCAGGCGCTCGCCCGGTATGCGGTAGTAGCGCAGGGTGATGCAGTAGCCGAGACGTACCAGCCGGTCGACGGGAGCCAGCCACACGCGCGCGTGCGTGCCATCGCGGTGGTAGGCGGTGACCGGACGCCATGCGAACCAGCGATGCCAGCCGCGTTGGTGGAGGTACAGTTTCGGTTTGCTCTGCATGGGGTTATCACTCCGGAGTATATGCGTTGATCTGCTCGAGTTCGCGATCGAGGCAGGGCTTGCAGATGCGGCTGTTCTCAGGGAAGTGCCGGCGGGGCATGGTCTGTTTGCAATGGCGGCACTTGCGGAACGGGGACGGAAAGCGCGGCTTGGGTGGTGGCTTGCCCGCTTCCTCACGCTTCGCGGCATAGCGCGTGCGGGCACGCTCGCGCATGTAGCGGAGATAGGCCGGGTAATTATCCAGCGGATAGGGCGCCGCGTTTGCGCGCGGCTTGGGCTGTGGCTTGTACGGGGCCAACTCGATGATCCGGCCGTCAGGCTTGCGCTCGAGTCCGCGACACTTGAAGCAGACTTTTACACGTTTGGTGGCATACTCGGAGATGGGGCGGAGCAGCTTGCACCCGATGCATCGCTTGTAATTCACATCATTAAAGGTGAGATCCATCCGAGTGCGTTGCCTCGCTATGCGATTAGCGGTCATTTTCTATTGTCACTCCCGTAGTAATAGGTTGAGCCTCGGGTGGGTTGTCGCGGACGTCGCGGATCACGAGCATACGGACGTACTCCGACAATGAGACCCCTATCATCTGTGCCGTCTGTTGCGCGAGCCGGAGAGAAGGATCGGGGATCGAGACCCTGATGACGGGCATGTTCACATCCTTAGGTGAATAGTTAGTAAAATGTGCATAGCACTATGGGGCACGCTGGTCAAGCGTTGACGGGCGGTGAATAGTATACTGGCACGAACGCTTGTCCGGCATTGATAAACCATAACAATTTCGAGGTGACCCCCCCTAATTGTTGCATTAGTGGAGGGGGGAAGGAGCCCCAAATACGCGATCACGTGATCGTGTGAAACTGTCTTCCCCCGAAGACGCTTTCACGGCGGCGCGAAAAGGGTCGCGCTTACCTATTACTATACTCTATAATAAAAGAAAAATAGGGGTATGCTTCCGATCGATTTTTTGGATCAATGGGTTAGCCCGTGCATGTGCTCTGAATAGAACTTTTTTGCCCGCGCGAAACTCGAGTCCCGCGCGAGCCTAAGTGCTTGATATCGCGTGGCAATTCGTGGATCATTCGGTTTGTGGAGAACCTTGTACAGCGGGCGATGACGTTCACATCCATAGGTGTGTAAGATATCAGGCGGCGAGCAGCTGGTTGAACTCATCCTCGCTGCCGTCGGTGTAATCGTAGGCGCCGTCGGCCGGCCCGCCCGTGCTCGCGGGCGTGGGCGTGCTCGCCTCGACGGGCAGGATCACCGGGTGATTTACTTCCGGAGTGACAATGTAATCCGGCTTGGGCGGCAGCGCCGGGGCAGCGTGCCCCGGCTTGACATGGACCGGGCGCGTCAGCCCGGCTTCGAGCATCTTTTCATCCACGTCGCGCAGCACATCCGATGCGCTGTCCAGATCCGCGAGCTTGTAGATGGCGCGGATCGCGTCGAGCTGCTTGATGATCTGCTTGACTTTCTTGGCGGTGTTCGCGGGGTTGAACGCGGGATCGTTGACCTTTGCCCACCAGACGATATCGTCGGCGTTGTAGACTTCCAGCTTGCCATCCTTCACGGCGCGCGTGACGTATGTGAGCAGGTGATACACGCGCGGCGCATAGTTGCGGATGGGCGTGGGCACGCTGGACTTGTCTTCGGGGTCCGCGCACATCACGTCAAGCGTTTCGTTATCCCATGCCTGCTGGCAGGCGTCCGCGAGGCGGCCGACATCCGCGCGCACGTTCGGGTTAGCGAACAAGCGCATTTCGCTGATCGCGGTGTTCAGCGTCTTGGCCGTCTTGTCATCGCCATTGCCGATCTTGCGGGCGTGCTCGCATGCGGCGGCGATATCGTTGCCCTTCCAATCCTCGGCAGCCGAGAGTTCGGCGATCTGGCGTGCGAGCGCCAAGCGGCCGGAATTTTTGGTGATTTCAGCTGCGCTTTGTAGCGCGTCCGATGCGTCGGCCATCTCACGGATGGATTGCGAGAGCGCGCCCGATACCAGGGCGTGGATGCGCGATGCGAGGTTCATCTGATCGTTGGTTAGGGTGACAGAAATCTTAGCCATTGGGGTAATCTCCTTCGTTGTACTCAGTCGAAGTGAGCGGGGGATGCGGGATTGCAGCGCTCATGATGCCAGCCACGACGCGCGTGGCTGGCATTAGGGGCGTTGCTCATACGCGCGGTGGCGACCCGCGCGCCCATGCCATAGGCCCATAGATCACGCGCGCATGGTGCGTCGTGATATGTGGGCTAGGCTAATCGTTCGCGACGAAAAATCATTCGGTTGCGCTCCCTAGGGTTCAGGCAAACAGCGACATGAACGTGTCGACCGCGATGGGCGTGTCATCATCCCACACGGCATCGTGGGGCAGCACACTCGGATCAAAGTCCTGGTAATCGCGCGGATCGTGCGGCGCATTGTCGTTCGCGGCGCGCGTCATCATGGCGAGGAAGAAGTCCATTGGGATTTACTCCGCAGTAAAGGGTTATCGGGGACGGCAGATGCAGAAAGATATCTGCAAGCGGCCGACGCGCAGGAAGCGTAGGCCGCCAACCTTGAAGTATCTCATTATAATTACCTCGCTTTCGCTCGAGCCTTTCACTTGATGAACGCGGCGGGCACGATGCCCATGCCGTTGTTCGACGTGACACCACGGCAGCATCCCGTGCTGCCGCCGCACATGCCGCCCTTGATGGCCCATGTGTTCGAGCCATAGGCCGCCTTGGCGGGCAGGTACTTCACGCGATAGGACGCGGGATAGATGGTGGGTAGTTTCTCGCTGGCAGGACGCGCTGCGAGCATCGCAGGGCGGAAGTTTTCCAGCGCAGGGCGCTTGTCGCCCGGCTTAGGGGCGCGTTTCGCTTTGTTAGCCATTGGTTTACTCCGGGAGTGTTAGGGGTTGCCCTGGAAAGCGTCGCGGCATCGCGGCGCTTGCCGGAACAACGCGAACCCGTCGGTGAATGTGATTCACCGACGGGCTTTCATTGTCATTCAGCCGTATGTCGTTTGGTCGGGTAGGCGTGGGCGCTAGGGGTTGATTGGTCGGGGTTTCTTCTCTTGGCCATGATGCCGGTGACCGCATTTCCCATGCTCGCAAGTGCGCAGACATGGGCGCTTCTGCCGTTGTCCCTGTGGGGTTCCTGTTATGAACCCCTGCGGATGATTATCCGTTCGTTAGGCCCCACACCATCGCTAAACCTATTCAAGATGCGATGATGCAACGTCTTGCCAGCCTGCAAGGTAAGCATCGTGCCTCATCCCGGCTTCCTAACCCCGGGCGGTGAGTGTCAGATATTTATACGCTTGCGCTTTTGGCTAGCGCGCTACTCCCGGTCTCGTATCAAACCGTCATGGGGATTTGGCTCTTGCCCATGTGTCCCCCGGTAGCGACATGCTCCCCAGCGGGAGCGGCTTTCCGGTTCTCTCATAAGGCTCAGAACGGATTTTACTACGGGAGTAACCATCCCCACCCCCGGGGGGAGGGGGAGCTGTCCAAGGGGGTGGTGCCGGGCCGGCCGCTTTAGGTAAGCCATCGCCACGTGTAGGGCCCTAGGGCTTTTAGTAAATTCTGTTATGCGTCAGGGCTTTTAGTAAATTCTGTTATGCGTCAGGGCTTTTAGTAAATTCTGTTATGCGTCAGGGCTTTTAGTAAATTCTGTTATGTATCCCTACGAGCGTGAGGTGTATGGTCTTAGTTAAATTTGTTCTAAGATTCACTCATGTGGCGGATTTTGAAAAATTTTCCCTCCCCAGGGATTATTCGTTTCGATAACGTATTATATTCATACGTGTGGATTTCTCCCCGGGCACCCGCTATGATCCCGGCGACACGTGAGTAACTCCGAAACTCGGGGCAGGTCGTCAGTGGGCCTGCCCCCTTTTCCCATGGGAGGTCATCATGCCGGCACCTGTGCTTGAGCGTCAGAGCGATCGTTCGCGTGACCGCCAGCGGGATCCTCGCGCTGTATTCCTGCATGATCCGCTCGGGGCTCGCGGGGGCGCCCGCAACGTCGGCGAGGACGTCCGCCCACCCTTGCTGAACCCCAATACCTCCCACCAGCCGACCGTCGGCGCGAGCAGCACGCCGTCCGAGGACCGGCTGCTGGGCCTCCAGGTCGAGCAGGAACATGCATGGCGCGCGCTGAACACCACCGTGCCGGCCCTCAGGAGCCCGCTGGAGGCCTCCGAGGATCCCGAGGCGGCCGACGTCCTGGCAGCGCTCGAGGCCTCCCTGGCCCTTCTGGAGGCCGGCGGGGACCTGACTTCCCTGGAAGCCGGTGCTGGCGACTACGAGGCCGCCCTCGCGGCTATCACCCCCATGCTCGCCGCCAACGATCTCGCGGCGCTGAACGGCGCGCTGACGTCCATGCACTACGTGATCAACCACATGCGCGCCGGCGACACGCTGGCGGCGCTGCCTGGGGACGTCGTGGGGACGCCGGGCGAAGGGAACGGGGGGACAGGCGGCACCCCGGGCGGTGAGGCGCCAGCGCTCGTGGACACGCCTCACGTCACCCAATCCGGTGCCACGCTGAATTGCACCATGGGCAACTGGTCGGGCGAGCCCACCAGCTACAGCTACCTGTGGCAGCTCGACGGTGCCGACGCCCCGCCCGCGCTCGCCACCGGCGATCGCGCGGTACAGCCCGGCGACGTGGGTAAGTCCGCCACCTGCGTGGTCACCGCGACCAACGCCGCCGGCTACACCACGGCGCCCGTGTCGAACGCCGTGGTGGTCGCAGCTTAACCTACGCGACGCTTGCCGCGCACCAGCCCGAGACCCAGCAACCCGGTCCCCAGCAGGGCCAGCGAGATGGGCTCGGGCGCGCCGACGATCTCGATCGTGGCATCGAGGGATTGTACGGCGTTGCCGGTGAACGTCAGTTGGAACTCGGCGTGGTCGTTGGTGAACGCCCCGAGGATCGTCGGGCCGTCTTGCGCACTGCCCGACGCGGTGAACGTATGCGTCAGCGTGCCCACCGGTGCCGACGCGGTGAGCACGAAGGGACCCACACCTCCGCCGATCAGGTTGTTCACCGTGAAGATGGCGGTCACCGGCCCGCCGGCGAACGCGAAGCCCGACGAATCGATATTGATATCCAGCGTCGACGTCCCGGCGCCCAGGCCCGTCGTCTTCACCGTCAGCGTCGTCGCCGACAGATCCGGCGCGTTCAGCAACGGCGGACCTGCCGCTGAGATGGCGATAGACGAGTATATCCCGCCCGAGCAACTCACATTCAATGAGCCCACGCCACCGTCGTTACCCGCGCACGCACCCGCCGCCAGCTGGCCGGGCGCTGCCGCCGAGGATATCAGCGTCGCACTCGCTGGTGTCGCGGCGAGCAGCCCCGCCACCACGCCGTAGAGCAGAGTTTGTTTTACCATCATAACCTCCAGAGAGCATCAGTGCTCCCCAGCCCCCGCATTCACGATCGGGGCCAACCCCGCGCACCGGCCGATATCAACGACTTGCGCACTGCGAATTCGTGTCGTCACCGTACGAGTGTAAATTATGTCGACATCAGCTTCGCGATCACCACCCGGGGATCCAGCTCCAGCTGCTTGCACCACTCGAGGAACTCCACCACGTCGGGCACGTCCGCCCCGCGCTCGACCCTGGACACCTGCGTCTGTGCCGCGCCCAGATCCTCGGCCAGTACCTGCTGGCTTATCCCGCGCGCCATACGCGCGTCGCGGAACACTTGCTGAAGTAATCCATACCGCTTCTTGGAACTCTTTTGGAACGACTTGGTCTTAATCATAACCCTACTTATCACGTCCATGCCATCGAGGAAAACCGCTTCACCGCCGGCTTGGGCTGGAACCGGCGTATCACCCGCGTGCTCATATCCGAGGATACCGCCAGACACAGATACTGTAAGCAATCACACACGTCGGAGTACGGGTGGGTTTTATCTGGCTTGTCATCCAGCCCGCCGTCGCGCCGCCTTCTATATTTATACCCGCTGGCGAGTGCCCTGATCAGCGTCGGCGCACCCATCCTCGAGATCTGGATCGCCGGTTCCCCCATGATGGTCTGTCGCAGCATCTTCTCCACCGCCAATAATCTGGGGCCGACATCGTTGGTGGGCGCCGGGTACGAGGTGAACCCGTTGGTCTTCAGCACGTCGAAGGCATTCTCCTCGGTGAGCTGGGATTTCTGGTTGCCGGCGGGGTCGGCGACCACGAACGACCTTTTACCGACGTAGGGATCCGACAATAACCTTGGCTTCAACCTTTCCCCCAGCATCTGATGCAAACCGATATCTTCTGTAACTATCTCCTCGAACACCAGCAATCTTCCATACACATCCACCTGGGCGATCAGCGCGCACGGCGTACGACCGAAATCCATGCCGATCGCGATCGGGCGCTGGGGGTTCACCACCGTGATCATGTCGCGGGCATGGGTGTTCACATCAAAGCTTCTGCGAAATACCGCCTGTCCGGCGTTCGACGACCCGAACTCCGAGCGGATATGCACCTCGGACCACCCCTCGTCGCGCTCCGAGAGCAGATTTTCGTAATACCCCGGCGGCAGGTTCTCGAGGTTCTCGGCGTAGGGGCCTATACCTGACGGCTGGTGGAACAGCTTCCAGTTGGCCTCGGGGGCGATCAGCACACGCTCGTGGTACGGGCTATCGATATCCCACGGATTGCTATCCGCGATCAACCCAAACCACGTCGGTCCCCCCGTGATTTTCGAGGGATAACGCCCTAATCTTCCAATCAACGCCGACACCACGTCGATGGGCACTTCACGCACCTCGTTTATCCAAGCCCCTGTTAGCTGCATTGACAAAAGGCGTTGGACGTCCTGTTTGGTGTCGAGGGGGATGAGGATGATGTCGCACTCGATCTTGGTGCCATCCTCGATGATTGCGCGTAGACGAATCGTGCTATCTGTGACGAAATACGAGATCATGGGGGATAGATACTGCTGAATGTCGGCAAGGACCGTGAGCCGTAACTGGCTCATCGTATTCCGGACTGCAACCCATTTGGTTTGCCGTACGCCGTCACTGTTGGGTGTCTGCTGTCGAGCCCTTCTAAGTATCTCGAAAATACAGCCCATACTCTTTCCGCTCCCGATAGGACCTAGTAAGAAGCGCACAAGTGAATCGTCCATCATAAAACGTTCAATCGTTGGAGGTGGTTTGTAGATAATGCTCACGTTATATCACTCCAACTTATTCCGTAAGCCACAGCTGCGATAGTGTTCAGGCCTATACCAGTCTCTACTGACATTTCCTTCGCAACTCGGTATCCGGTATTACCTGCGCGGACCCTGGCCTTGATCTCGCGGGCCAGCGCAGGGGTGATTTTGTTGACCCGGCGGTTGCGGCTTTGCTCCAGCCTCGTAGCGAAGCGGCAGTTCTTCGGGGAATAGCCTCTGGTGTTTTTAACTCGCTCGATCGTTAGTCCTGCTTTCCATCCATTGGCGAGTGCCCAGGTGCAGAAAGTCAGCGGATCATGCCATGCCCGGCACACCGTCAGCCCCCGGTAGTTCTTGTCATCCCGCAGTCGGCGGAACATCCCCTTCCATACATTGTATAGTGGGTGACCGACGAACCCGTGGTGCGTATGCGTGGCTGCCACCGCACAGCTCGGGCACATATCGGTCTTCTTCCGTCGCCAGTTGGCTTGACTCGTGTTACGTGCTTCACCGCAGGATGCGCAGACGTAGCTGACCCTGTCGCTCACGTGTCACCCGTAATCGTGTCGAAGCTTTCTTCCGTATCCATCTCGCGGGTCATCTCCGTCTCGCTCTCGATCTCTTTCAAATGGCGTTCACTCGCCGTGATGGTCTCGACCTTGCCAGCGTTGTTAAACACAATTTGCACTGAAAATCTACCACCCATTTGGCCGCTGCCCTGAACACCCCCGGCGGGGATGTGCGGCGGCGTATCCACGCCCGCGATGCGCGCATGCGCCCTGAGCGCCTCGAGCCTCACTCCGGGAGTAACCTGCTTGTCGAACATGATGGAAGCAGTATCGGGGAGCGCCTCCAGCAGGCTATGCCCCGCCAGCTTCCTCAACCGAAGCTCGACGCTCTCGTCGCTCTCCCAGACCGCCCGCAATTCCTTCACCCGCTTCACCACCGGCGGGTGGGTGCGCAGGAACTCCACCATCCCCGCCTCATCGCCGAACCCATACCGCCGGGCGATCACGTCGTAATCATGGATCCGCTGGGCGGTGTCGATGCAGAACGCATACAACGTCGCTTTGTCCATGTCGGGCTCGGCGCCGACCACGGTGATCCCGTCCAGCAACTCGTCGATGATCTCGTCGTCCATAACCCTGTCCCTACAAGCAATGGTTGCCGGCACCGGTGATCCTGCGCTAGATAGCCGATTATGCCTATTGCGCAGGCAGGTCTCTCGGTGAGTACACCACCCGCCAGCTCTCGCTCAGCGGCGGGATTCCTGCGGGTCATATCACCAAGCCAGCGCGACGATCAGGATCGCGCCGCGATGCAGCGCCGCGTGGACGCGCTGAAGAACAACGATCCGCCCGATCTCGGTTCATGGATACGCCAGCAGTGGATGATCTTCCGCGATCATCGCAACCTGGGCGCCAACCCGATCAACCAGCGCCTGCTGCGTGCCCAGCGCACCTTCGAGGGTAAATACGACCCCGAGAAGCTGGCGCAGATCCAGATGTTCGGCGGCTCGGAGGTGTATTCCCGCATGACCGCCGGCAAGTGCCGGGGGGCTACGTCCCTGCTGCGGGACATCTACCTGAGCCCGCAGCGCCCGTGGTCGATCGAGCCGCAGCCCGATCCGCCGATACCTCCCGAGGTGCGCGCCAACATCATCCAGCTGATCTCCACGGAAGTACAAAACCAGCAGATGGCGGGCGCACCGGTCGACCCCGATCAGGCGCATATGCGCTACGTTTCCCTGCTTCACGCCGCGCAGCAGGCGGCACGTCGCAACGCCATGACGCAGGCAGACGCGGCGTCGGACAAAGTAGAAGACATTCTCGTCGCGGGAAGGTTCTATCAGGCGCTGGGCGAGTTCTTGCTGGACCTCACCATGTTCCCCTTCGCGGTATTGAAGGGTCCCGTGGTGCGCATGGTGCCCAAGCTCTCCTGGACCCAGGGCAAACCCTTCCTGCAGAACACGCCGCAGATGTTCTGGGAGCGGGTTAACCCGTTCGATTTCTACTGGTCGCCCGGCGCGTCAACCATAACCGAGGCCAGCACGCTCGAGCGTAAACGCTACACCCGAGCCGACCTCAACGACCTGATCGGACTTCCCGGGTATAACGAGGACAAAGTCCGTCTTTGCCTGGAAGATTATGCAAACGGCCTTCGGGAATGGCTTGATGCGCCCGATCCTGAGCAGGCGATCAACGAAGGTCGCGAAGACCCCAACCTCAACCGCTCGCAGTTCATCGATGGCCTGGAATTCAACGGCAATGTCCAGGGATCGCTGCTGCTGGACCAGGGGGTGACGAAAAACTTCGTACCCGACCCGGATCGTGATTACATGGTGCAGTCCTGGGTGGTCGGGCGCCACACGATCAAGACGCAGATCAACCCCAGCCCGCGCCAGCGTGTGCCCTATTTCCTCACCTCGTTCGAGAAGGTCCCCGGCACGGTCGCGGGACACTCGCTGACCGACATCCTCGAGGATATCCAGGAGGTGCAGAACGCCACGTTTCGCTCGCTGGTGAACAACGCGAGCATATCGTCGGGCCCGCAGGTGGTGATCAACGACGAAATGGTGTCGCCCACCGAGTCGGGCGATGAGCTTTACCCATGGAAACGCTGGCATGTGCAGGGTGACCCCCTGGGTAACCAGCGTGAGCCTATATCGTTCTTTCAGCCCAACTCAAACGTGGGGGAACTGCTCCAGATCCTCAACGCCATGAACACCATGGCGGACGAACTCAGCGCGATCCCCAGATATCTCACCGGCGAATCCCTCTCAGGCGGTGCAGGACGCACCTCCTCGGGGCTCGCGATGCTGATGAACAACGCCCAGAAAGTATTACAGACCGTCGCGTCCAACGTGGACGAGGACGTGATGGACCCGCTGCTCAGCTACCTGTATGATATGATCATGCTCACCGACACGTCGGGTATCCTGACGGGCGAGGAGCAGATACGCGTCCGTGGCACGACAGTAGCAATCCAGCGCGAAACCGAACGCCAGAAGCAGCTACAGTTCCTGCAGATCACCGCGAATCCTATTGATATGCAAATCGTTGGTGAGATCGGCCGTGCGAGGATCCTGCGGGCGATCTCATCCGATCTCGGCATGCCCGACGATATCGTGCCCGACGACGAAACCCTGCAGGCCCAGCTGGATGCCCAGAAGCGCATGATGGCGGCGGGACAGGCGATCGCGGCGCACGGTCAGGCGCAGGGCCAGCCGCCGCAGCCGGGTGCTGCCAACCCGCCGGGGCATCCCGGGTCGCCTGGGGCGCCCGCGCAGCCGCCACAGGGCGCCAAGCCACCCGGCGCGCCCACCGCGTCGGCGGGCAAGCCGGCGCCGCCCAGCGTGCCTCCCGTTAACTCTTTTGCACAGGGGATACCCGGATAATGGCCAGCAGCAGCTACTCCAAAGTGGAATCATCCTCGTCCGGCTCGAGCATGAAAGTCTCCGGCGGCGCCGCCACCTCGGGCTCCTCGGGACCTACTGGATCATCGCGTTCATACCCCAAGGGCAAGGGCTCGGCGCACAACACCAACTGGAACCCACAGAAGATGAAGGCCAGCACTTACGGCATCTGCGGGGTGTGATTCATGGCGGGCCCGGTGGACATCGGTGCGATCGGTTCGCTGCCCCAGGTCGGCGCGACGCTGGGGGGTAAGAACAGCCAGTCGGTGCACCTGCCGGGCCCGCACTCGGGTCAGCTGAGCACGCTCACCCCAGGGGACACCCTGGCGCGCTCAGGCAACCATTATGGCAAAGCCGGCTCGCCGCTCAAGCAGATCCGGGGCGGCATGGGGGGCATGAAGCGCATACACGGGGGCCTGGGCCCCGGACGCATGGGCCAGCCCGGGTCGAGCAAGGACTACTCCATGACCAATGCGGATCTCGAATAGGCGATGGCGATCAATCTTGGCAACGATGCGCTGCAATGCGTCACCGACCTACGTGGCAACGCGGACTTCCGACGGTTCGTGGACGCCCTGGGTGATTTTGTGTCCATCCGGACGGTGGCCGCGCTCAACTCGCCCCATCCGGACCGCGTGGACACCACCGCCTACGTTCGCGGCCTGTACGATGTCTGGCTTGCTATCCACTCGCATATGTACGGCACGCACGTGGCGCAGGTGAAACCACGCCAGACCGTGGGCAAGGGAGAACCCGCCCGTGTCTGAGAGCAACGCCGAACTCTATGCGAACCACATCCCTGACGCCGTGCGGCGATCGTCGGCACGTGCCGATGAGCTTCATGCCGAGGCTGCCGCCGCTGCCGCCGCCGCGCAGGGTAACGGGGAAGATCCTGATGGCGGCGTCGTTGTCGATCCTGGGGATAATTCTGGGGATAGCCGGGATAATTTTTCTGATCGACCTGATGCAAGCGTTCCGGGATATTCGCCCGCCCCAGCCCCTCCCGCCACCGACTGGGAGCAGCGCTACAGCACGCTTCAGGGCAAATATAATACGGAGATTGCGGAACTTAGGGGACAGGTTCGATCGCTGGAGAACCTGATCGGCAGCATGCGCACGGCGCCGCCGGCCGATCCCTCGCCGCCGCCATCACCCACGTTCGCATCCATGCCGCCGGGCAGCACGATGAAGATCCCCGAGGAGGACATCGAGGCCTACGGCGAGGATCTCATCAAGGGCACCCAGCGCTGGGCGGAGGCGCATTATTCGCCGGTGGTACAACAGCTCGAGACGCGGATCCGTCAGCTTGAGGGCAACACCCACCGCATCGAGACACGATCCGCTGCCCAGTCGGTCGAACAGGCACTCGATCGCGCGGTTCCCGACTGGCAGACCATCAACGTGGATCCTGGCTTCATCACGTGGCTTGGCCAGATCGACCCTTTCAGTGGTAATACGCGCAAGTCTATGATCACTGATGCCCACACGCGTGGCGATGCCGCGCGTACTATCGCGTTTTTCCAGGCCTTCAAGAACGAGCAGACCCTGGTGGATCCGCCACGCGGGACACAACTGGGCCAGACAGGTGGCAGCTCCCCACCTGCGGACCGGTTACCCCTCGAGGAATTGGCGGCACCTGGGCGTGGTCCGACCACGCCACCAGCGCCGGGCGCTCCTGACAGGCGGATATGGACAGGCGCGGAGATCACACAGTTCTACCGGCGCAAGGGTCGGGGTGAATGGCGCGGCCGCGAAGCGGACGCTGACAGGATCGAGGCCGACATCATCGCTGCGGGTCGGGAGGGCCGTGTGAGACAGTAACCAATGTCTCATAGGAGCAGCTCAACATGGCAATTACCATTGCCACGACGCCCTGGGTGGGGGCAAACCAGAACCCCGCTTACCATGGTACGTTCATTCCGGAGATCTGGTCGGGTAAGCTGATCGAGAAGTTCTACGCGGCGACGGTGCTCTCCGCGATCGCCAACACCGACTACGAAGGCGAGATCAAGAACATGGGCGACACGGTGCATATCCGCACCAAGCCCACGATCACCATCCGTGACTATCAGGTCAACCAGGATCTGCTGGTCGAGCGCCCCAGCTCGAATATCATCGACCTCACGATCGACTTCGCCAAGTACTTCAACGAGGCGCTGGACGACGTGATGGAGGTGCAGTCGGACATCAACATGCTCTCGCTGTGGTCCGACGATGCCGCCGAACAGATGAAGATCGTGATCGACACCGGCGTGCTCACGTTGATCGATCCCGGCGTGAACGCCGCCAACAAGGGCGCCACGGCGGGGAAGATCTCGCTGAACATCAACCTGGGCGCTTCCGGCGCGCCGATCTCGCTCACCCCGGTGAACGTGCTGGACAGCATCGTCGACCTGGGCACCTGCCTCGATGAACAGAACATCCCGGAGACCGGCCGCTGGCTGGTGATACCACCCTGGGTGGCGGCGCTGATCAAGAAGTCCGATCTGCGCAACGCGAGTATTTCGGGTGATGGGGTTTCGCTGATGCGTAACGGGCGGCTGGGCATGATCGACCGGTTCACGCTCTACAGCTCGAACCTGCTGCCGACCGCGACCGAGGGTGCGACGAACGCGTTCCGGATCTTCGCCGGTCACCCACATGGTCTCACCTTCGCCAGTCAGATCACCAAGATGGAGACGATGCGTTCGGAGCGCAGCTTCTCCACGCTTTTGCGCGGACTTCAGGTGTACGGCGCGAAGGTGCTCGACGGCATCGCCATCGCGGAGCTTTACGCGATCCGGGGTTAACTCTCACCCTTACTCCGGGAGTAACCGGGATGGCCAAGCGCACGTACGAGGGGTCGCCCAAGGACGTTCGTCAGGACAAGGCAGGCGCCCGCAAGCTGGGCGTCTCGCTGAAGGCCTATGAGCGCACCGGGCGTGACAAGGCCGAGGACAAGGCCGGCCAGAGCAACATGGGCCGGCCGAACCAGCGCACGATGTTCGGGAAGGGGAAACGCTGATGGCACGTCCGCCACCGTTCGGGGGCGCCGGCAAGAGCGCCGGCAAGGCCCCTCCGAAGCGCAAGGGACCGCCTCCCTTGCCACCGCCTCCGGTGCAGACCCCACCCGCCGCAGGGCCTCCAGGGGCTCCTCCGGGCATTGGCGGGGGTATGGGCGGCGGCGCCTCACCGATGGGGTTCGCCCGAGGCGGCAAGGTGGGCGCCAAGAAGAAGGCGAAACGCCGGTGAAGCGTCCCATCAAGAAATCTGTGCCGAAGCGCAAGGGTTATGCTGAGGGTGGGCAGGTTAGTGCGCCACCGAAGAAGGACGACGATATGGAGTCATACAACGATTACCTTCAGTACCGTGCGCGGCAGAATGCGTTGCAAGGTCGGGAGGCTACGCCGTTCTCGGATGAAGGTAAGGCGCGTGGCGGCAAGGTCCGCAAGGTGATCCGCCGTGGCAAGTAAACCCAAACCCCGGCGCAAGGGCTTCGACGAGGGCGGGCAGATCAGCTCGTCCTCGCTCGGCGACAGCATCTCCAAGGGCTTCGGCGGCGTGACGTCGGCGTACGCCGCCTATAAGCGGGGCAAGTACTACGACGAGCTGACCGATCAGGCGAAAGCCAAGCTGGGCGCGCCGGGTCCGCCCAGTGGTGCCGGCTATACGCCTCCGCCGCCCGACCAGCAGACCGGCGGGCTGGCGCGCGGGGGCAAGATCAAGCGCACCTCGGGCCCCCGCATCGGCAAGGACGACGGGCTGATACCTGCCCAGAAGGGCGAGTTCGTGGTGCGCAAGTCGGCGGTGAACCGGCTGGGTACCAAGGCGCTGAACACTATCAACAAGGGCAAGCTACCCGCGAGGAAGGGGCGCTGATCCGTGGCCGGGCGCACATTTCGCACGCTCATCCTCGAGGCGCGCACCTTGTTGCAGGACAAGGACCCGCCGTCGACGGGCCCTGATACCGGGGGCACGCGCTTCAGCGACGCCGAGATGTTCGAATGCATCAACGGATTCATGCTCGAAGTGCGGGTGAAGCGCCCGGATGTGTTCCTGCTCATAGGATTGCGCAATGGCGCGCCGTACTACAATCCGGCAACAGATATGGATCTGCCTTTCCCACTGGATTACAGTGTTTACAACGCTTTCGTTTACTACGTGGTTGGCCGTTGTGAGCTACGTGATGATCCTTATAGCGATGACAGTCGCGCTGTTACTTTGATGAATAAGAGTATTTCGCAGCTATTACAGGTGGCGTCATGAGTGCGACTGTCACACCATCGGATGATATGCGCGCGACGCTGGGCACCAATCCTGGCGTGGAACGCGTGTATGACAACGTGCTCGCGACGCTGCCGGCGACCACGCAGCCGCTGATCCAGCTGGCGTTGTGGAACGCCGTGGACGAGTTCTGCATTCGCAGCCTGTATTTCCGCGAGAAAGCTTACTGGCAGATGGCGCCGGGCGTCTTTCAGGTGGATTTCAACCCGTTCAGCTCGACCCAGCTGGTGACCTGGGTGCTCTCACAATACGGGCTGACCAATTTCCGCGTAGTACCTCCGGCGATCCTCGAGGATCTTCAGGTGCCACCGCTGGCGGCACGCACCGGCTGGGCGTGGGTGGTGCTCAAGCCGACCTCGTTCCAGGCGGTGCAACAGCAGAACGCGTTTCCGGAACTCTGGAGCACGTGGTTTGAGACCATGCTGGACGGCACGATGTTTCGCCTGACCGGCCAGCCGGCGAAACCCTGGTCCTCGGCACAGCTCGCGCAATACCACGGACAGCGGTTCCGTATGGGACTGAACCGGGCGCGTGACATCTCTGAGCGGTTGCACACCGATCAACAATCGCCCCGGCGTATCTACCCGTACTACGCGCACGGCCGGAGGAAGCAGTAGTGCTGGATGGCTCCACCAATCTGATTGTCGGTAAATCGCCGAACTGGCTGGATGGGTACGTGCCTTCGGCCGCCGAGTGGAACGCGTGGTGGGCGATGAAGCTCGACGCGTCCGACGCCACGATCGCACTGGCGCCCTATTTACGTCTGGTAGGCGGTACCATGCAGGGCACGCTGGTCCTGGCGGGTCCGGCGATGACGCCGCTGGAGCCGGCCACGCTGCAGCAGCTCACCGACGCGCCCTATTTGCACGTCGCCGGCGACACCATGCTGGGGCCCTTGCTGCTTACCGGGCCGCCGGCGACCAACCCGCAGCAGGCGATCACCCTGCAGCAGCTCAACGACACCACGGGCGCGCAAGGCGGGCCCTTCCTTAAGCTGATCGGTGGGCAGACTGTCACTGGCCCGGTGACGTTCACCGGGTCGTCCAGTCCGATCACAATCACCGGTGCCGATTCCAGACTGTATATCACCAGCATCGGCCCTAGCTGGCCGGGCGTGATTATGGACGGACAAGCCGGTCTGGCGGCGGGCTATCTCATCTCCAAGCGAAACGTATTGAACCGTTGGATGATGGTGCTTGGGGATACCACTGCTGAGAGTGGCAGCAATGCTGGGTCGGACTTCTCGCTTGCCCGTTACAGTGACACCGGCGTCGCCCTAACGCCCGCTCCTTTGACGATTACCCGTGCAACCGGACTGAGCACGTTCGGTGCCGGCATCTCGTTCGGCAACCGCCAAGCTGCCAGCACCACCGATCTCTCGCAGCACATCAATCTATATGCGGGACAAATCGGGTTTAGCGTAGCGAGTGGTTTTCGGCTGAATTATAACGCCCTCACATCGCATGTGATGATGGTTGCTGGTACCGATATCATGACGGTGTCCAGCGCCACGACGGCGGTGGGCAACGCGCTGACGGTGACCGGCACAACAACGCTGAACGGGGGCGGCGTTTTTAGCGGCACATTTTCAAGTAACCATACTTATAGCGGTGCCATCACCTTCAGTGCAGCGGCCACGCCGGTGACGATTGGAACTGCCTCTGGCAACAGACTTACGATTACGGGCGGCGCAGCGGCGAGCAACCCCATTGTCTTCGCGCAGAGCGGCACCGGCGGCATCACGTTCCCGGCGGGGGCTATCGGTTACGCTTCGCTCCCCACCGAAGTACAACAACTTCCGATCAGCTTCCCGTTCGCCGGCAGGCCTACCGCCAGCGCGGTGGTGAACATGCCCACGGCGATGGCGATCACCGTGCCCGCCAATCTCGCCGGCACCGTGGTGTATGACGTCACCCGGACCACGGCTAATGCCGTGTTTACGCTGAACAAGATCACCGTTGCCGGCGTCACGTCGGCGCTGGGTACCATCACCATCACCACCGCCTCAGCCACCAGCGCGACCTTGGCTGGCGCCGGTGGTTCGCTGGCGGTGGGCGACATCCTGCAGTTGGTGGCTCCCGCGCTGCAGGACGCCACGCTGGCGGACGTGGGGATCACCGTGTTGGCGGCGCGCGTGTAATGTCGGGCAGTCTCAGCACACCGTCGCTCGATCTGGACTTCACGCAGGGCGTGCTGCCGGCTGGGCTGACGTTCTTTCGCAACAGCGTTGGAACCAACAGTTTTTATACCGATGCGCCCGGGTCGACTTATACCAGTTATGCGGCGAGTGTGCCGCGCTTCATCGGCGGCGGCCTCTATACCGAAGAAACCCGCACTAATTTCTTGCTGAATAGCGACGCGCCGGCAACCCAAACACTTGCGTCACTCGGGGCGCCGGCAAACAATGTGTATATCCTCTGGGTGATCGGCACCGGCAGCGCCACCGTGACTGCCGGCACTGGAATTTCCTCCACCACCCTTCCCATCACTGCCACCGCCGGTAACCCGGCGTCCTTTGTTCTGACGACTGCCGGTACCATGGTGGTTACCGTAACCGGCTCGTTGACGCGGTTTCAACTGGAGCGCGCGATTTCCACGAGTGGTGTTTCGTTTCCGACATCCTACATCCCGACCACCGGCACCTTCGTTGCACGCGGGGCGGATCTCTGCACGATGCCGCTGGACGTCTGGTTCAATCCGGCGGCGAGCACATACTACGTCCAAGCGTCAGAGTCCTTCTTGAACATCAACGCCTGCGTGCCCTTTGGCGCCTATGTCGGTGCTAGCCGCTCCGGTCTATTGCATCGTGCTTCTGGCAACATCTCGCTAAGTGACGCAGTTGCAGGAGTTGTGGATCTACCCGGAGGCGTGCCACCGCTTGGCGTCATCTATCAGGCCGCCGGTGCATTTCGCAACGGTAGGCAGTCGGGCAGCCTTAATGGCGGGGCTGCGGCTGTTGGAGTTGCGGCAAGCATCCAGAGCGGTTTAACCACGCTGGGGGTTGGCTCTGCGAACAGCAGTCTTTTTCTCTGCGGCACGATCTACCGCGCTCGCTACTGGCCGACCGATCTGGCCAATGCCGATCTGCAAGCCATCACGCTGGCGCCGGTGCTGGATCTAAATCTTACTGGTCCTACGCTCGATCCTAAGCTCACGCTCACCCGCAGCACCACCGGCACCTACGTGGATAACACTGGCACCATACGAACCGCCGCGATCAACGCGCCACGGTTCGGTTATCACCCAAGCACGCTCGCGCCGCTGGGCCTGTTGATCGAGGAGACGCGGACCAATTTAGAAACCACGAGCGTTGCCCTGGCGGGTTGGTCCGTTTCACCCGCAGCTTGTTTGCTGACGACTGACAATGTGACCGTGTCGCCGGATGGCACCACCAACGCGTCGAGCGTAGTGACTAACGACACGGTAGCCAGTGCTCACCTTATATATAGACCATATAACGGAGCGATAAATACGACCTACGTTGGCAGTGTGTTTGTGAAGGCCAACGCTTATACGCGTGTATCGATGGCTTTTGGTAATACGGCATTTCCTGCGGGAAATACTGGCGGGCTGTTTGACTTGGCGGCTGGCACCATCGTGGCAACAAGTGGGGCTACCGTCTGCACGATCGTGCCCTACCCGAACGGTTGGTATCGTGTGTCGGCGACGGCTACCAGTACCGGCACTGGTGGGTCTTATGTTTTTGGTTTCTTCCCAGCCCCGGCTACCGTAACCGTTGTTGCTCAAAACTACACCCCCGCCAGCACCGGCCTCGGCATCTTCGCCTGGGGTCCACAGGTCGAGACGTCGGCGTTTGTGACGGCGCCCACTAGCTACATCCCAACAACGGCTGGGGCCGTGACCCGTACGGCTGACGTGTGCTCGATGCCGGCTGGCGCGCCCTGGTACAGTCCCACGCTGGGGTCGTTCGCGGTGGACGCGACGATGCAACAGGTCAACGCGGGCAATCAGGACATCGTCGGGTTCGATGACGGCAGCATCAACAACTGCACCATCGCGCGATGCACCGCTAATTCGTTCTATATCGTCGAGGCAAGCGCGGGCGTGGGGCAGGCGTCGGCGAACACCCAGAATACGATCGTCCCTGGCGTGCCGTTCAGAGCTGCGATGACCTACAATGCCGGTGTGCTCACCGGGGCGCTGAACGGCGGCGCGGTGGTGACGAGCACGGGCACCCCGCCCGTCTCGAGCAACCGACTGAATCTGAGCGCGATCCGGCAGGCCACACAGAACGGCTTCAAATCGCGCATCCGCTACTGGCCGCGCGTGCTGTCTAATATCGAGCTGCAAGAACTCACGTCTACAGGGGTGCAAGCGCGCGCTATGGTGCTGGCGTGAACCACCATCAGGAGAATTCAATGTCCCCAGAGATCGCCCGCAACGCCATGGTCCTGTTGTCCCGCACGGACATTAAGGGCGGCGAGGCCCCGGTGTTCATGCAGGTCATGCAGGCGCTGCAAGAAATCGTCGACGACAAGATATCCGACAACCCCCCGATGAAGCTTGTCAGCAGCGAGTAAGCCGTGAGCGAACAACCCAACTGGCACAAGGGATACATCCCATCAGCGGACGAGTGGAATTCCTGGTTCGCCAGGAAGCTGGACAACAGCGACCCGGCGGTGATCGGTGGGCCGTTTCTGCCGCTCGTGGGCGGCGTGATGCTCGGTACGCTGACGCTACAGATGGGGGATCCCGTGGGCCAGTACGACGCGGCGAGCAAGGGTTACGTGGATGCACATAGTGGTGCCGGGGGTCTGCCGGATGCACCGCAGGACGGCAACACATACGGGCGGAATACCGCCGCCTGGGTGGTGGTTACCACTGATCTGATAGACGGAGGTAATTTCTGAGTGGCAACGATCCAGTATCGTAATCGGCAAGATAAACTCCGTCAAGAGCGCGGTGATGGCGTTGCTCGAGCCTATGGCTCATGGATCGAGTTGCGCCGACGCATTAAGCACCCCCGTGGCAGGAATAGCTGCTACGCAGGGTTATCGGTTGCTCCGGAGTGGGATGACTTTGAGACATTTCTGGCCGACATGGGTGAACCCCCGATGGGGTTGAGCATCGACAGGATCGACAGCAGCAAAGGGTACGAACCTGGAAACTGTCGCTGGGCGGATGCGACGACGCAGTCCCGTAACCGAGGTGCCTTCGTTAAGTTGGACGAGGAGAAGGTTGAGGATATTCGCCGACGATACGGTGTCGGGGATATCAGCCAGCAAGCACTCGCTGATGAATACGGTGTCACGCAACCACTCATTGGGTATGTCGTACGCGGTGAGAACTGGATTGTTCGAGAAGGAAACCCAATAAATGACTGATGTCCTGCGCATCAAGCGTCGCACGACGGGTGCGCCGGGTGCCCCGAGTTCGCTGGCCAACGCTGAGCTGGCCTACAACGAACAGGATCATATCCTGTATTACGGCGAGGGCACGGGCGGTGCCGGCGGCACCGCGTCGGTTATCGTGGGGATCGCCGGGCAGGGGTTATCCTCGACGAGCTTACCCCTGCAAGATGCGACGGTTGCCCTGGCCGGCACTGCGACGACATGGTCGCGCGCGGACCACGTGCACCCAACCGACACCACGCGGGCGCCCCTGGCGTCGCCCGTATTCACGGGCGACCCGCAGGCACCCACGCCGGCCACCGCCGACAACGACACGAGTGTGGCAACCACGGCGTATGTGAAAAACCAGGGCTACGCCACGCTGGCCTCGCCGGTGTTCACCGGCGACCCGCAGGCGCCTACACCGGCCACCGCCGACAATGACACGAGCATCGCGACCACGGCCTTCGTGAAGGCTCAGGGCTACGCGGTCGGTGGTGCGGTGCCGAGCCCAGCGACCACCACACCGCTGGTGGATGCAGGACTGGGTTCGGTCGGTGTCGGCACCACGTATGCGCGCAACGACCACGTCCATCCGGTGGATGCCACGCGCGCGCCTCTGGCCTCGCCTGTATTCACCGGCGACCCGCAGGCGCCGACACCGCTGACTGCCGACAACGATACCAGCATAGCGACCACGGCGTTCGTCAAAGCCCAGAGCTACGCCACCACGGCGGCGCTGCCGGTGGCGTCCTCCACCACGCCGGTGATGGACGGGACCGCCGCCA